GGTTTTCCTTTAGCATCTCTCTCTGGTCCTTTCATGTTGCCCATTCGAGCAAGAAAACTTGCACGTCTAGGATTATCTCCTGATTTAACTGGAGGCTTTAATGTGCCACCTTTATATGAGGCACGACCCTTAGCATTTAAACCACCTTTAGGATTCTTGCCTTCTTTTCTTTGCCATGCAGGTGTCTTAGCCATCAGCTACCTCAGTTGTATAACTTTTAGTAATTCCATTTTTATCAATAAACTCAAATGTTTCATCACCTCTTGCTCTAGCATCAGCAAAGGCTTGTTGAAAAGGTGTCTTAACATTTTCAGGCTCTTCTGTTATTGTTGCCGCTTCTGCTGAAGGAATAATAGTTTTCATAAAAGATTCAAACATACTGGCTCTTTTATTATCCATAGGACCAGTTGGAATATAAGCAGAAAAGTTTTCAGGTCTTGGAGTTGGTACTTCAGGAATAGATTCTTCTGCATATTTAACTGGCATAACTGTGTCATCTTCTAAATAAGGTTCAGCTTTTACCTTAGGAATAAAAAAATCAATTTTAATTTTATCTTCTTCAGGTCTGTCTTCTCCAATAAACCAACCACCTAATGTTCTTGCTATAGGGTGTGCTATAGCTTTTAACATAGAACGATTTGGTTTGGCTAAATTTTTATCTATTGATTTAAGTGTCATGTATAACTGCCCATCAACAGCAGAAGTATCATAACCTCTTTCTTTGGCATCTTGATATATTTCAGGAAGTATACTTTCAAAATATTCTTGGTTATTCTTAAAATCATATTTGTCATAGATTCTATAACCTTCGACACCATTCTCAGTAACTTCTTTAACTGTAAACCTGCCAAGAATATACTTTAAACTAGCAGCAGCTTCATTAGCATCTTCTTGCATACGAAAAAGATTACCAACCTTTCCAAAACTATTCAACATAGAATAACTTGTAACACCAGTATTATAATAATCTTCTAATTGATTTGCAAAGTCTGTACCTTTAGCTTCAGCTAATCTTTTATCTTTCTCAGAATAATGATTTAACATTCTTCTTAAGAACTCTACAGTTTCTTCAGGTAACCCATCAGGTGTTAGTATATCCATTGAGTCAGCACCAAAGTAAGTAATGATAGAATTAATTATCCCTCTACCTAATTGTTTACCTGCTTCTACTGTCATAAGCGTACCTTTTTAAGAATTATTGTTTGTGAAGGTGGTGTTGCGTGGGGGTAGTGGCAGTTTTTTGACCCCCCTGCGTCAGGACAAATCAATGCTAACATTTATACCTCCAGTCACTATACTCATGGACTTGTCTACTGGTTTATATCCTGCTCTATCCAAGATGTCCTTAGCTGATTCTAGCTGAACGTACTCACTCTTAGCGTTTGTTGCTAGGTCAAGCACCTTTCGAGAGGCTATCGTAGCATTTAGTCCAATACTTTCTCTTACTCTCTGTTGCATATATTCCTGTATATGTGGCAGTCTCAAAGTCTTACTGGCTGTCACTCTACCAGCATCTCCTTTTGAGTAACCTGCAATAATACTAGCTTCTTTTATGCTACAGCCATTTGCTACAATCGTATCAACAAGGAGCATCTGTTTCTTGGTTATACGTCTTTGTGTTAACATAAACACCCCCTTACCCCCTCTTTATGGAACACTATACAAACAGTTGTCAAGGGCATTTTATATTTCCTTATTTATCAGACACTTATGTTCTTCCGAATCGAAGAACCAAGATTCTTACTTTTAAAAAAGCAAGACCAAAACTTTTATCAGATAGCTACACAAACGTTTATGGACATTTCAGGCAGAGGCTTCACACACCTTTATGAGTATATCAGGTTTGATGAACTATTACAGAACGAAAAATGCCACCACTATGTCGCAATAATTACGCTCCTCACGAACTTCGTTCTCATACGCTCCATGATTGCTTCGTACATTTAACTGTTCGTTCAAGTAAAAAATAGCTCGGCTTATCGCCTCGACAAAGACGATTTTTCACTTGTGTCATTTTTCGTTCTGTAAGAGTTAAAGTTCTTGAACATAATGGTGTGTTCGCTTGTATCTGTATAGAGATACGAGGTTAACAAACGTTCTAACAAGGAGATAACTATGGAACAATTAATAAACTTACAAACTCAAGAAAAGATGGAAACATTAGTACTTAACAAACTAGGATTCCTTAACACAGATACCTTTGACCCTGATGAGCAATATCTAACAAAAGATGGAAAGATGAACTTCCAATGGAACTTACATCACTTCATCAGAGTTGGTAAGATAATCTCTAACGAGTTATGGTCTATCAAGAATCAAGTTCAGAAGATGGAGACAACTCACAAGAATATCATTGACGGAGCTATCAATGGAGAGAATACTGACAGACTTCAGTCTAGAATCAGAAGAGATGAGGACAGACTAGATAACAGTATAGCAACACTCAACTTTGCACTAGCAGAATACGCTATGATATTCGAGGACGAGTTTGCAAGAGAAGCACTTGATAAAGTTGATATCCCTGCTAACAAGCAACATAACAAGTTGTACAAGTTATACAAAGACAGTCTAGATCAAAAAGATATGGTCAAGGCACAATCATATGATAGCTTATGCAGGATACTAGCTATGATTCTACAAGTTGACTCTATGTCCACATGGTACAGTACAGAGTTAGATAAAAGAATCAATGGTTATCAAACACCTACAGCTAACAAACCATCAAAGCTAGTAGCAAAGATAACAGCTAAGTAACCATGCCATTATCTTACAATCAAAAAGATATTGATGATCTATGCACTAAAATCACAGAGATGAGAAGCAAACTTGCTTCCGTCTCTGTAGAAAGTACCAATCAAGTAGGTCAGAACACAAGAACAATGAAATGGATAATCGCAGGACATTTATTGATAGCAAAAGAAATGATGTCAGATGGAGATCCATTCCATACGAGAGTTCTCAAACAACTAGAGGCTATTGAGAGAATACTCAAGCAACAAATTGAGAACAATCAAAACTACTAACATCAAGGACAGTCGAGAGGCTGTCCTTACTTCCGTTCCTTATTCTGATGGGGGAGCGATATATATAGTGTAATAGCTCAACTTTTTATTTACAACCAATGATGAATTCAAATAAAGGAGATAAATTATGATTCATATTATAGCTTTAATATGCAGTAACATTGTGACATTGCTCTCAATATATACTGCACTACAATATGCAGGAGATGTTTATGTACTATTTCACATGAGCATATTTGCATTTGGTGTAATAGGTACTATCCTATCTAGCAAAAGATTGTTAAATGAAATCAACATATGGAGGATCAAATGAATCACATACAAACAATCAATCAACTCAAAGAAAGAATAGATAACTATGATTTCGATATAGATACTATCTCAATGGCAGGTACATATGATGATGACTGTGCTACAAAGCTAGTCAAGTGTCACGACAGAATGATGATTGTTAAAAAAGATACTATGGAATATCTTGGCAATCATTCAACTGCATACCGACCAGTTACTAACAAACAAATCATACAACCAATATGGGATATGATGAAGAGACAGTCAGATGACATTGTGCCAAACATACAAGTGCTACAAAGTGGTCAGATGATGAAAGCTACCTTCACTTGTCGTGACATAACAATACAAGACCCACAGCTTAACAGCTACATTGCATTTCGTGTAACAGTTCGTAACTCTTACAATGGTGTCTGGTCAGTTATGATTACAGCAGATGGCTTCAGATATTGGTGTAAGAATGGCTGTACTACTGCTGATAAGATTGCAAATTATACACAGAAACATAATGGTAAGTTCTATTATAACTTCGATCATATCGAACATCTTATACAAGAGTTTCAAGGTAATGAACAGCGCTATCGTGAATGGTATAACACACCAGTCACATCACATGACGTAGAATCAATGTTCAATAAACTTGCATACACACCAAGACCAACAGTTGATGGTAAGTATCGTAATGAAACACAGTATCAAAAACTAATGCAACATTGGGGTGACTATCAACACAACATTGGCAACAACAAATGGGCATTATACAATGCAGTAACACATTGGATATCACACCCAGTTGATGTCAAAAATAAACACAAAACTACTGTCGAAAGAAATAATAAGTTGCTATCATATATGAACAGACCAAACTCAATGTTCTATATGAAAGGAAGTTACGGAACAATCTAATACAATGGAGGTTAACAATGACAATATTAGGTTTCAGAAAACAAGAGTTATCTACTTGTAGATCAATCGCAAGTATTGCTACACCACCTGAGTATAGGCTTATCTATACTCACATGGCAGCACTTGGGGTAGATCGAAGTGGACTCAATGAAGAATCATGGGTCAACAAGATGACTGCCATGACTATCAAAGTACATGAACGACAGTACGAAGATATGAAGTATAGTTGTGATCGTACAAAATCTGATGAACTCAAAGCTAGTAGTATTATCGAGAATGTATTACTAGATAGTCAGATCAAACACATGAACTTCAAATGAAGAACACAGTAAAGTATCAATACAAATCTATTGTAGAAAGATTAGTGTTCCTGCGTAGAATAAGAAAACTAACGCAGGAACAAATAGCTTTGGATATTGGTGTAGATACAAAACTGTTTGGAGAATGGGAACGCATGGTGCGTGAGCCTAGACTCTTTAACCTGCTATGTTGGTGTGAAGCATTGCAGGTATACTTAACTATCACAGCAACAGATGAGGAGTTTTAAATGGATAGTGTAATCAAAATGGTCAGAGAAAAAGCAGACGAAGCAAATCTTTGTGGCAAACTAACGTCATTATATCAAGTATTAAATGATGTGCAGTCAAGAATCAAAGAATTAGAAGAAAAATTACCTGAAGGTTTTTGGGATAATGACAAGCAAAAGTAAGCGTAAAGGTAACTACCATGAGAACTGGTTTGTTAAGTTATTCAACTTATGGAAGTTACCTGCTAAAAAAGTACCACTATCAGGTAGCCTTGGTGGTGAACATACTGGTGATATAAAATTAGTCATCAACAATATAGAGTATGTGGTCGAAATAAAATACAGAGCAGTAGACAAATTCCCTAGCGTATTCAAAGTGTTACAGGGCAAAGATATTGCTATGTATAAACGTAAGACTGGTGATCCAAGATGGGTTGCTATAATCCCTGACAAAATATTTAAGGAGATAATTAAATGAAATGTGTCATATGTGGTTTAATAATAGATTACCAATATAACAAAAAAGGTGAAGTGGTTTGGAAAGAAGGGCATAATCCTGAACCCATCAGTTCACATGGAAGATGTTGTAGCAGGTGTAATCATGATATAGTTATACCTGCAAGGATAGCTGAAATGTATGTAAAGGAGAAAAAAGATGGCTAATCTACAAAATAATGTATACCTTGAGTGGGAACAAAAGGTATCAGAAATCAAAGGACTTGAAGACAAGATCAGCGAGTCTGAAGATGTGGCTGAAGTCAAAAGGTTTATCAACTACAATCTTAAACCCAAACTTCAGTACGAAAAAGAATGGTGTGATCATTTTGCAGAACAATTCTACAATGAGTATTGGCACGGAGTTGTAGGAGATCATCATGCCGAAACTAACTAACGAGTGGCAACCAAGCCAAGAAGTAATCAATCAATATAAGGAGGTCAATCATGACAGAGAAACAAAATACTTCAAACATTTCTATATTACAAACTCGTATTCTAAAGAAGACTGGGATACAGTCTATTGCGAATGGTGTAAAAAACAACTCACTCGCAAAAACACTGGTCGAACAAGCAGGATCAAACCCAAACAAAGTAACGAAAGCGACAGTTTCTATCTTGGAGTCTATAATCAACTCAAAGATAACTGAGAAAACAGATAATCAGTATATGTTTTTTCGTTGGCAATTAGCACCTATATGTGAGATAGCTGATGACTTATATGACAATCGTGTCAAAGTAATCAAAGCATTAGAAGAATGTATGACTGTAGCTGATACAAAAGATGTACATCAATGGCTGATGGAAGTCATGGTATGTACAGCAAAGCAAAGTCATCTTACAGAAAAAGACCTAGCCTTCAAAGCAAGAGTATATGCTAAGAAGTTTGATCATGTACCTGCAGACATAATGAAGTATGCTTGTGATAAAGTCATTATGAATTGTAAGTTCTTTCCAACTGTCGCAGAACTCAATGAATATGTAGAGCCAATGCTGCACTATCGTAAGTCATTGGTCGAAGCAGTATCAAGCAAACTAATTTCAGCAATAGGAGAATGATATGAAACCTGAAGATCACCCAACACAAAAAGTTTTAATAAGTGAAGCTACACGAGTATCAATAGAAACAACAATTACCTTAGAAAAAATGAAAGGTAATGATAGTTTCAAAAACGTATGGCTTGGTAATGGTTGGCTATCAAAAGATAAAGATGGCAAAATTACTTTTACACCAACAAAACAATTACCTTATTAGGAGAATGAAATGCCAACAGATGAAGAATGGAGAATGCAATGTGCATTAAAAACTGTATCAATGATGACAGTAGATGAATTTCAAAATCAATTAGAAAAACATAAAATAGAAAATAATACTATGGATAATTATGTTTTTGATTTAGCAAAAGCAATAAAGGAGAGTAATGATGGAAGAAAGATTTGAAGATGCACCTGAAGCATTGAAAGAAAAAGATTATCAAAGGTACATACCTAAACCCTATATGAA